CATCCTGATAAATACTATGTCTGGATCTGTAAAGACACGGTAAATATCAGGATTTTACCACAACTTGAGAAAAAGCAATCCACTATATTTTTGAGATGGTCAGCTTTAGAAGATGATGAACGCACTAGAAAATATACCGCAATACCTTTTACAAATAAATCTAAAATGAATAACTGGCTTTTTGAGGATGAGGACTAAAATGACGGTAACTGGGCATATTCGTGGGCATAAAATTATGTTAGATGATAGTACTGGTGAATGGTTTTATTGTGATATCGGGATTCCTGTCTCTGATTGGGAAGATAGGCCATGTATACGATGTGGTTGTTCTCCTACACCAGAAGGGCATGATGCATGTTTAGGGTATCTTCCAGGTGTAGAGTATGTCTGTTGTGGACATGGTATATTTGATCCGTATATTATTATGAAAAACTGATAACGTTTAGTAGTAGAGACGGTGATTAATATGCGTAAAGGGCAACCTGTATGGTGGAGACCCAAAAACGTTCTACCACCATGGTATGAACGGTTTCCGAAGAAACAGGATTTAGCCGTTACGATAGTTCGTATTAACAACAAAGAAAAGACCGCCCTCGTAGAATACCTGAACATACGCCGGGAACCAGTTCGGTTTGTTGTTTCGTTAGACGAATTACGACCAAGGATGTTGAAATAGCGAATTGGGGGAGTATGTCAGGTAAAAAAGATTCTACGATTATCCACCCTTGCCGTACTGGGTGTCACCATTTACTTGAGCGGCAGAATGGGCTTTTCACATTCTGGTATTGCCGCTATCAAAACATGAAACTCGTTGGATACGAGACCCCGGGAGAGGTGGTAGATCCTCCCGGATGTTACAACTGGACTAAGGGATTAGTGATAGACCAACGAGCCATCCCATGATAAGTGAGGACTGTCCCCACCCCATACTAAATCAAAAGTATTATAAGGTTTGAAGGCTAATAAGATATTGTAGGGAGGGGGTGGGGGTGCCCCTGAACTACAACTAAAAACGGAGGTGAAAGAAACATGGACACCGTCTATGAAGACACCATTGAGGAGGTTCGGGAGAAGCTCATCGACCTTCTCGGGTACGACATCCTGGAAGAGATCGCCCAACAGAAGCTCCGGGCGTATTTAACCGACTATGATGGGGCTATCGGTTTAGCCCTCCCGGAGGTACTGCTGCAAGTCCTGGAGCAGTTAGAGGAAGCCTGGAGCAGTTAGAGGAAGAAAGAATGATGACCCAGGAACTGCAGGATGAGCTGGATGAACTGGAAGCTGAGGAATAACCCCTCTAAATTTTTAGGTGGTGATGAAGAATGACAAAACTACCAAAGTGGCCAATGCGGAAAAGCATCTGCTTCTACTTCGAGAAGATGCTGGGATATCCGCGGGGTAAGCAAACCTCCTCAAAATACACAGCGTTTATGAGACCTGACGGGAAATACTACTTCGTAGGCCAATCCGGAGCGATTCGGGTTGGGAAGAATGTATCCACATCCGTATCTGTTACGGATTCCCTACGATCTAGGATTATCCGAGAAGTCGATGCTTACCGTGTTGACTACCCTGAAGAAGCACAGAACTATATGGAGTGATGTACCGCGGAGAGAAATTTGTGCGTAGATATGAGGGGAACCGGGTCTTAGACATGCTCTTAGACCCTCATATCTGCGATTTAACAAAGGATCTCACTCTTCCCTATGGAAGAACACGTCTAAACATAGAACTGCCTTTAAATCGCAAATATGAGGATGGAGGAATGACACATGGAAACGAGTAACCAGATTATTACTTATGAAACGGCTAGCCCGGATTCGTACTGGGTGTGCCGTTGTTGTGGCGAGATGTATCAGAAACACGAACTTGGGATATCCGCAATTTGCCCTAAATGCCGGGAAACAAAGACTGTTATTGTATCCCGGCATAAGGGGCTAGTCGAATGGTTAGCTGCTCAAGGGATTGTTGGGGAGGTGATTGACCATATCAGCAACCCTCAGCAGATAAAGGGTAAAATTGTGTACGGTACACTACCTCTCGGGTTAGCTGCAGAAACGTTGATAACATACGCAGTAGAGATGCCTCGCCTCACTAAAGAGATGCGGGGGAAAGACTTGAGTATGGAGGAGATGATCAAAGCAGGTGCACGGCTTCAAGGATTCAAAGTTCGAAGAGTAGATTGATTGGGAGGTGCTAGTAGATGAAACAGAAACAATATGCTGTCAATAAACGGTGGCGAGAACTGAACCGGGACAAGTGGAGGGTTATTAACCGGGAGAATCAGAGGCGTTGGCTAAGGGAGAGGAAACTACAGCGTATACTGGAGAAACACGAAGAAATGTTGAAGGATGATCCTGAAAGGCTTCCAACCCCATTTCTTCAGAAATTGATCTTAGGAAGAAACGACGAACACGAAGAAACAGGAGATGAGAACGATGTTGAGTTACATGGAGGAAGCGGTTGAAGCGTTAAACAGACTAAAGGTGGTGTATAAATGAATATCTGGCAGAAGTTAGTTCGATGGTATCGTTCCATCCTAAACTATGTTGGCTGGCGCGTAGAAAGTGCTGATCATCTAATTATGTATGTAGAGCCTTCAAAACTGGACGACATCGTAAGGATTCTACATGAACACGGGTATTTCTACAACGATTTTTCGTTCCGGTACAAGGGACAGATTTATACTGCACGAAAAATCGTAGGTGACTACCAGATTCACATATGTATTTATGGTTCAGGACAGCTAACCGCTCATTATGAACTAAAAACCGAGCATCCTTCTGATCATCTAGCTGGAGTAGGCCATCGTTTACTCACTCGGAATGAGAAGCTCGCTGTTATGAGGATGTTAAGAGATGTGGAGGTATGGTAATGGCGATAAACCGTAATTATCTCGAAAACCCAACTGAATACGAACGACAACGAGAACTGATAGAGGTTCTGAGACCATTGGTAGTCTCAAGGGTACAGGGGATTTCAGTGGTCTCAGTGAAATCACTAACAAAAAAATTAGTGGATGAGGAGAAGGCTTTAAGAAAACTGCAAACCAATCGCGCGGTAATTTCTCGGTTGATAAAATACATCCTACAGGAGATGGGTTACGAAGTCATAAAAGACTCATCTAAGTACACGACATGGATGGGGTTACCAATGGGGTTACCACTGGACTCAGAAATGAATACAAAGGAGGTGTAGAGAAAAAAATGTGGCGGTCTGTTATATCGATTGAAGAGATGGAAGCTAGATGTGGCCCTTGTCATTGGAAAAGGTCAATATTAGGTGAACCAATAGAAGAGGATGATGACGAGGATTGCTGGTTCTGCGGTTATCACTATAATCGGTTCTGTGATACAATTGTGGATTGTGAGTTACGACCATACATCCCACCAGTACGAAGAGTGACAGAAAAACAGAAACGTCTGGATGCGTATATTGGTGGGGAAGATTAGATCTAAGGTGAACTACCCCGCCCTTTAGGGCGTGGTAGTTCACTGGCCTTAATGCTATTAGATGATTGTGTTTTGTGTTCCCCATCGCAAATAATAAATAAGAGTATGTCTATATATATTATGAGATAAATTATGAGGTAAACTAAACAATGAGAACAATTGAGAGACAGAAAACGGTTTACTCCCCAACACTAATCCAGATTCCGCTGGATTTGAAACAGCGAGCTAAACGTCATGGGTTAGTAATCAGCCGGGTTTGCAACGAAGCACTTGCCCGCAAGGTAGAGGAAATAGAAGAATCAATAACGAATACGAATGATGAGCTAGATGGAATCCCTGAAACCTAATAACCATTGCCGGATACGGATACCCGAAGAAGTACGTATAAAAGCCGAGTTAGAACCGAATAAAGTGTACCGGTTATGTCACGTACTACACAAGATCTGGGTAGCTTACGATATGCGACCAGAAAAGAATGTAGGATGTAAGGATGATCGTATTAACCATGGATAACCCAACACTCACATCACCTAAACAATGGCGACAAACAATCTGTATCACTATCGATCCTCTGGTACTGGAACATATCGATAGATTAAGAGGGGATATCAACCGATCCCGATACATTGAAGCCGCTCTCATCCTACATATACAAGATATGGCTACCTTGGTTGACGAAGAACCCATCGAAAACCTACCACAAATTGATTTCGATTCGTTATAACCAGCGGCGTAGTCTATAAATATATGAATTAACGTAATAAAAAACGAAATAATAAAACCATGACCACAATTACAGGGTTCAAACGAACAAGAACTCCACCCAAACCAAAACCTGTATCCAAAGCTGGAAGAAAACCAGAATACACTAAATGGATTTCCGGTGAAGGATTAGAGCTTATTCAGGGTTGGGTACGCGAAGGGCTACTCGATAAACAAATAGCTCATAATATGGGAATCCATATCGGTACCCTGTACGCCTGGCGAAATAGGTTCGACGAGTTCAACGAAGTCTTTAAACGGACTAAAGAAGTAGTAGATTATGAAGTGGAAAACGCCCTGTATAAGGCTGCTATGAACGGTAATGTTACCGCTCAGATATTCTGGTTGAAAAATAGGAGACCTGGTCAATGGAAAGATAAACAAGATGTAGAATACTCAGGTAGAGTAGATGTGAGACAGCAACATGAATACCGAATCATCCAGGAAGTGATCCAACATCACCCAGACGTTGCCAGAAAACTTCGAGAAATTCTCCGACCCGCTATTACGGACGGCTCTAGCGGCGAATGATTACCCCTACTACGTACATTACGTACACAGGGGTAGGCATATAGCATCCAGGCACACAGATTACATAGGTGAACTACTAAGTCAAGTAGAACAAGGGGATATCAACCGTCTAATCCTGACCATGCCACCCCGTCACTCTAAATCCATGACTGTATCTGAAACGTTCCCATCTTATTTCATTGGCAGAGACCCATCTCGTAGAGTTATCATGGTTTGTTACGGAGATGCTTTAGCCAGACGGTTTGGTCGATCTAATCGTCGTAAAGTAGAAGAGTTTGGCCAAGAACTGTTCGGGGTATCTGTTTCTACTGAAAATGCTTCCATGAACAGCTGGGATATAGAAGGTGATACAGGAGGGATGATCAGTGCTGGTATAGGTGGCCCGATTACCGGTCAGGGTGCTGATCTACTCATCATAGACGATCCAATCAAGAATCGGGAAGAAGCTGAATCCGCCACTTACCGAGAAAAGGTATGGGATGAATGGCAAAACACTCTTCTCACTCGGTTACATCCCGGGGCGGCTATCATTATCATCATGACAAGATGGCATCAAGATGATTTAGTAGGTAGACTATTAGCATCAGAATCAGATTTATGGACAGTGGTATCACTACCAGCAGAAGCGGAAGAGAACGATCCTCTTGGTAGAGAAGTGGGTGAACCACTCTGGCCTGAACACGGTTACGATCACAAATGGATGGAAGCTACAAAAGAAGCAGTAGGTACCAGAGTCTGGTCAGCTCTATACCAACAGAAACCATCCTCACAAGAAGGGTCTATCCTGAAACGTCATTGGTGGAGATACTGGTGCTACCCGGGCCAGAAACTACCCCCAGTCACAGTCCGGGATGAATACGGTGAATTTGTATCAATAGAAGCAATTCCATTACCAAAGAAACTGGAACAACAAGTACAGTCCTGGGACATGGCGTTCAAAGATACTAAAAGTTCTGCCTATGTAGCAGGTCAGGTATGGGCTAAAAGTGGAGCTAACCGGTACCTACTTGACCAGATCCGTGAGAAACTGGATTTCGTTGGATCTATTCAAGCAGTCCTAACCCTAACCATGAAATGGCCAGAAGCCCGTACAAAATGGGTAGAGGACAAGGCGAACGGCCCTGCTGTTATTTCGGTATTGAAAAGCAGGGTACCCGGTCTTATCCCAGTTCAACCAGAAGGCAGCAAAGAATCACGGGCTTATGCTGTTACCCCGGAGATAGAGAGTGGGAACGTATACCTACCACACCCACATATAGCTCCATGGGTAAACGATTTTATTGAAGAAGCAGCCATGTTCCCGAACGGGACTTATGCTGACCAGGTAGATGCGGCTACACAAGCATTAAGTAAGTTTAACCGTATTTCAGATGTATTACCATTCAACAAAAAGTTACTAGGATTATAATAAGGTGAAAAATTATGACAGGATACGAAATTCAAACGTTTAGCAACATAGACGATTTACTAGCTGGAATCGTTGAAATCGATACTGATCAATTTGAAATTGTCCAGGTAGTACCACTACCATATTGGAGACGGGACATATCACAAAGTAACCGAAGTATTGAGTACGAATATATGGTTATACTGAAAAGTATAGAAACTCTTTAAGGAAGGAAACAATAACCATGGAAGAAATCACGGCTAAGAAAGTAAGCGAACTCATCAAACAACACGATATCACCAGGTACCAAAAACTAGCGGAATATTACAGAGGCAACCATTACGGGATTTTACATCGTCCAGTCACCGACCCCAACAAACCCGATAACAGGATTATCAACAATTTTCCTGGTTACATCGTAGACGTGAACCTCGGCTACTTTCTGGGGAAACCAATTACATACACAGCAGATGACGAGACTTTCGTAGATACCATCCTGGAGATTTTCAAGTACAACGACGAACAGCGAGAGAACGTCAAACTAGCGAAAACTGCCGGGATCAAGGGCACTGCATTCGAACTTCTCTATTTTGATGAAGACGCTCAACTTCGGTTTGGTGCAATCGATCCAGAAAACCTGATCATGGCTTACGATAACTCCATTGTCCCAAACCCGTTATACGCTATTCGGTACTGGTACGAGGATGAAGGTAAGACTCTAAAAGCCGAACTATATACAGCAGACAAAATTGTTTACTACGAAGGTACTAACAGAACTTCGTTAATAGAGATTGATGCCGAATCCCATCCATTCCAAGATGTACCAATAATCGAGTTCCCAAACAATCATGAAAAGCTAGGCGATTTTGAAAAAGTTCTCTCTCTGATTGATGCGTACGACAAAGTTCAATCTGATACAGCCAACGATTTCGAGTACTTTGCGGACGCCTACCTCAAAATCAAGAACATGGGAGCCACCGACACCGAAACTATCAACTCTATGAAAAGGAACCGGGCTATACTGTTACAGGGAGACGGTGACGCAGATTGGTTAATCAAAACCCAGGATTATACTGGAGTAGAATTGTTCAAGGAACGGCTAGTCAAAGATATTCATAAATTCAGTAATACCGCTAACCTTACAGATGAACAGTTTGCTGGCAATGTTTCCGGAGTTGCTTTACAGTACAAACTCTGGGGTATGGAACAGAACACATCCCAGAAAGAGAGAGAGTTCAAGAAAGCGTTACAGAGACGGATCGAACTCATCTGTAATTATCTGGGTACAATTGGGCCTAAATATGATTGGCGTGATATCAGCATATCGTTCACTCGCAACGTCCCTGAGAACAGTGACGAGATTGCTACCATGATCACCAAACTCCGTGGAATCGTATCTGACGAAACCCTGATTTCCAGGCTACCGTTCATCGATGACCCGGTAACAGAACTAAAGAAAGTAGCTAGACAGAACGAAGACGAAATTGATTTAGCTCAATTCCTGCGTGAACCTGACTTCGATATAGAAGAGGAGTAACCCATCCATGGTATCCCTAGATCCGAAGATGGATAAACTTCTTCGGAACCAGCTACGTGAAATAGGGGCTGATTACGCTACTTTTAGCAAGGAAGTGAAATCAAAACTCTCCACCGTTTTTGAGAAATACGCGGATGCTAGTGGAAGAATAAACTATACAGATCTCTCAAAATATGGTAGATTAGACAAACTCAAGCAAGAGATAAAGGAAGTAGTATCCCACCACCAAACCCGTATAGATAACAAGATTCGTGCTACCACCACTGAACTGTACAAACAATCATACCAAGACGAGGTCATAAAACTCAAAACCATTCTCCCGGACGTCAAACTGGGTACAGTTCCTTCAGTTGGGTTCACGAAGAAAGCTGTCCAGAATGATCTATCCGGAATGGTTTTGAACGAACGTCTACGAGCTCATCGTGCAGAGATTGTTCGTCAAATAAACAGTACTCTGACTCAAGGTATCCATCGCGGGGATACCTATAACAAGATGGCTAAATCCATTTCTGAGGTATTGGAGG